ATCCTTCAGGATATAAGCTTGATCAGTTAAAGGATAGTTATGGTGCAAAGTATTTTAGATCGCTTAGATTGATTAAGAATAGCTATGGTGAGGATGATGTTAGAATAGGTCTTGGTTTCCTTGGTCAGTTAGGAATTTTCAAAGAATTGAAAAAAATGAAAGACATGACTGATACAGATTACCAATCAGTAACAAATAAGACTTGGTTTCTTAAATAAAAATTTATTAAATAATATTTGGTAATCTCTAGAATATACCATATATTTGTATATAAATTTTTATATTATGAAAACAGGCATTATTTATACTTTATCACATCCTAAAACTAAAGAAATAGTTTATATAGGAAAAACAATAACATCATTGCAAACAAGATTATCTGGTCATATAGGAGATAGTAAAAGACATAATAGAAGAATCTGTAAATGGATAAATAAATTAACTAGGGAAGGACTATCTCCTATAATTGAAGAATTAGATACTTCGTCAGAATATGAATTAGCTAATTTAGAAATATTTTATATTGAGTTATTTAAAATCTGGGGATTTAATTTAAAAAATCACACAAAAGGTGGAGAAGGACTTGTTGGATTTAATCATACACAAAAATCAAAAAATAAAATGTCTATTAAAAGATCAGGAGAGAAAAATTCTTTTTATAATAAAAAACATTCTGAAGAATCAAAAAATAAAATATCAGAAGCAAATAAAAATAAAAAAAGATCTAAAGAATTTTGTAATAATAGAAGTAGTTATATGAAAGATAATCCTATAAGTAAAGAAGTTCGTAAAAAAATAGCAGATTCTAATAAAATAAAAATTGCTCAATATGATCTTGATATGAATCTTATAAAAATACATGATTCAGCTGTTGATGCGTGTATAAGTATGCCTGGATTTTCAACTGGACATATATCTAGTTGTTGTAAAAATAAAAGAAAAACACATAAAGGATTTATATGGAAATATTATTAAGTATATTCAAAGAACTACCTAAAGTTAAAGATATGTCTGATGCTGACTATAGTTCTGTTACTAATAAAAGTTATTTCTTAAGAGAACAATAATGGATAAAGAACAATATTTCCATGCTGTACAACATAACCAAGCAGCAGTTATGTATGAAATGTACAAAGAAAAGTTTGATGCAGCAAAGCATAAACCTTTTTTACAACCTGAGCAATTCATGATGTATTTACAATTGTCAGGAATGATGAATCAAGCTTTTGAAGCTGCATGTCATTATTATGAACAGAAGTTTGACATCACTAAATTATTTGATAAAACTGGTAAATTAATAAGATTTGTATGAGTTTAAGAGATGAAAGGCAAGCACAGTTTGCCAACAATTGGGTGAACAGTGATAGATACTCCATATTGAATTTGTGTCCAAGATTTGGTAAGATAAGAACTAGTATTAATATACTAAAGGCTATTAAGCCTAAGAGCATTCTTATTGCTTATCCAGATAATAAGATTAAAGATTCATGGAAGGATGATTTTAAAGCACTGAAGTACAAAGATGATAAGGTGACTTATTCTACACATCTATCATTAAAGAAGTTAGTTGGTAATAAGTATGACATCATCATCATTGATGAAATACATTTACTATCAGCAGCACAGATAGAAGTTTGTCAAGAACTCTTTATTGGTAATAGATGTGTTCTTGGTTTAACAGGAACTTTATCAGGTCAGACAGAACAAACTCTAGATGAAGAACTAGCTTTAGAAGTATCAGCACACTATCCAATAGCACAAGCTATAGAAGAAGGTGTTATTGCAGATTATGAAATTACAGTGGTTAGAGTGGCACTGGATAATAAAACACTTATACAATACAAAACCAAAAAGAAGACAGAGAAGCAGATGTTTGACAGTTATGGTTGGGTTATTAACAATATGCAAAGATCAGGTGGTAACACAATGTTCTTACGTTTGGCAAGAATGAGAATTATTCAGAATAGTATAGCTAAATTGAATAAGACAAAGGAAATTTTAGTTAAACATTTAGATGAACGTATTCTTGTATTTTGTGGTATAACAGCTATAGCAGATGCTCTGGGCATACCTTCCTATCATAGTAAGTCTAGTGAAAAAGATGTATTTCAAGACTTCACTGAAGGAAAAGGGAACCATTTAGCTGTTGTGAAGATTGGTAACACAGGGGTTACATACAAACCTCTGAACAGAGTGATCATTAACTATTTTGATAGCAATGGAGAAAACTTAGCTCAAAAGATTAATAGATGTATGGCAATGGAGTATGATACTCCTGATAAGAAAGCGCACATTTACATTATTACATCTTATGAAGAAGTAGAACTTAATTGGCTAAAGAAAGCGTTAGAGTTCTTTGATAAAACAAAAATAAAATATGTGTAATTAAAATAATTATTCGTATCTTTAATAACTAAATAAATTAAATAATTAAAACATGGCAAGCAAATTAATTGGAATTGTTGGTGCAACAGGCACAGGAAAATCAACAAGCATTAAACACTTAGATCCAACTACAACCTACATCATTAATGTAGCTAAGAAAGAATTACCTTTCAAAGGATCAGAGAAATTGTATAATGCAGAAAACAAAAATTACAAAGAATTAGATGATGCAAATGAAATCACTCGTTTGTTGAAAACTATTTCTGAGAAAGCAACACACATTAAAACTATTGTAATTGAGGATTCAAATTACATTATGGGTTTTAACATGGTAGCAAAAGCTACTGAGACAGGTTATACTAAATTTAGTCTTATGGCTAGAGATATGGTTGATCTTTTCAGAACAGCAAGAATGCTTAGAGATGATCTAACAGTATTCTACTTCACTCATCCAGAAACTATCGAAGATGGTAATGAGATTGTTGGTTACAAAATCAAAACTGCAGGTAAGTTAATTGACAATCAGGTTTTGCTTGAGGGTTTATTAACTGTATGTTTGTACACTCTTGTAGAAGAGAAGAAAGATGGTACAGCAGAGTATAGTTTTATAACTAATCGCTTTAAGAAGTTTCCAGCAAAGAGTCCAGATGGAATGTTTGCAGAAACAAAAATCCCAAATAATCTACAATCAGTTATAAATAGTATTAACGAATATTACAAATAAAATTATGAGAGACTACGATCAAAATCAACCAGTAGCAGAGGAACAAAGAAGTGTTTATGAAGTAACAATGCCAGTAGAATCTATAGATATTCAAAAGAGAGAGGTTCGTCCAACACAAGACTATTTAAGAGATTATGAAATCTCTATTAGATTCTTAAGTTTAGGATGCATAGTTAGAATAGGATGTAAAGAAATAGCATTTGCTTCAACAGCAGAAGCAATGGGAGAAGTTAATGATTATGTTAACAATCCAGAATCTTCAATACAGAAATATAACAAATTATTCAATAAATAAAAACAATTTAAATTAGAAAACAATGAGTTCAATAGGTGGAAAGAAAAGAGAATCTAGTAGTAATGATTCAAGCTTTAGCAAAAAAGTAGGTTTATTTGAGGCAAATGTAGTTGCTATTAATCCTGATGCAGAAGAGTATAAAGAAATCTTAGGTATGGAATTGAAAGAAGATTCTAAAGCCTTGGATTATCTTGGTAAGAGTCAAGATGGTAACACAAATTTACGTGTTGATATTTGGTTAGAACAAGTTAAGACAGGAGATAAATTCAAAGCTACATTCTTCTTAGAAGATAAGGTTAAAGAGAACAAAGATCAAACTAAGAAGCAGTATATTAACGCTGTAGGAACTACATCATGGGCTGATGATCCTAATAATTTGCCAGAATGGTTCTCTAAAAGAGAATATCGTCCAGCATTTATTGGAGAAGATGATTTTTATGGTTTCTTGAAAACATGGTTAGGTAATCTTGATTATAGAGATGCTGACACTACGTTACAAGTTGACTGGAAGAAGATGATGAGAGGTAACTTGAATGATCTTAAATCTCAAATCAATGGTGAATGGTCTACAAATATTGTAGCTCTTGCTACTATTAAGACTGTTATCAAAGATGACGAGATTAAAGAATATCAAAACATGTATACAAAAGCATTCTTACCTGCATTTTCTCTAAGACAATTCAGACTTGTAGACTATAAGAATGACAAAGTGTTAGATGGTTTACGTAGTAAGAAAGCAAAAGACTTAAAGCCTCATGAGAAGTTTGTAGTTAATGTAACAGGAGAATATGGTTCTAAAGACTATTTCACTCTTACAGACATTAAAGAATACAATGCTGATGATAATTTAGTTTCTTCAGATGCTGTACTTTCAGATGATGGTGCTGACTATTAGTAATTAAATACTAAAGAGCCCCTGCTGAAAGGTTAGGGGCTTTTTTATTCATTAAAATTATGGCTATACAAGGTAAGAAAAAATTAACAATATCAATAGATGACGTTCTTAACATGATTAGTCCCTATGATATATTTAGGTATTATATGCCTGATAAGTCATGGAAACTTAATAAAGCTACATATTCTCCATTCAGAACTGAAAGGACAGAATCATTAATCATTGGTAACAGATTTGGTGAACTAACATTTATAGATTTTGGTGACACTAGTAAAAGAGGAAGCTGTTTTGCTTTTGTACAGATGCTATATAATCTAAAAACATTATCTGATGTTCTTGTAATGATTGATCGTGATTTTGGATTGGGAATAGTTGATACAAAACCAACAATAGATTATAAACAAATAGTAACTGAATATGAACAGCCTATTGACATTCCCAAAAGATATTCTATTATTCAATGTGTAACTAGAAACTTCACCAATGAAGAGTTAGAATATTGGAACCAATATCACCAGAGTGAAGATGATCTTAAAGCCAATAACATATATTCTATCAAGAGTGTATTTATGAACAAAGAGAAATTTTTACTAAAGGAAACTGATCTTAGGTTTGGTTATCTATATGGTGATAAGTGGAAGATATATAGACCACATGCCACTAATAAGAAAGCTAAATGGATGCCTAACAATGTTCCTATTACAGCTATGGATGGTATGAAGGATGTTATCAACTGTGATAGACTATTCATCAATAAGAGTAAGAAAGATTATATGGTGATGAAGAAAGTGTTTCCATGTAGTTGTGCTGTTCAGAATGAAGGTATAGCATGTTTCTCTCAAGAGAATGTAAACTTTCTTAAAGCTAATTCAAGAGAGCAAATATTATCTTTTGACTCTGATGTAACTGGTGTTAAGAATAGTCAACAGATAACTAAACTGTTTGACTTTGGTTATTGTAATGTTCCTAAGATTTATCTAAAGGAAGGTATTAAGGATTGGGCTGATTTAGCTCGTGCACATGGAATGGAAGTAATAGAAAAGTATTTAAAACAAGAAAAATTTATATGAAAATATTTGCATTAGAACTTTCACAAGAGTTGAGAGGAACATATATAGGAACCTTAGAAATCAAAGCTAACACAAGAAAAGAAGCAATTGAGAAACTAGGAAGAATGTCCAATACAGAGATTGATGAAGCTGTAGAATGGGACCACGCTGATGAATACTATGGAGAATTAAACACAATTCAATTAATTAAAACAACAGAGATATGAGCATATCAAGAAATTTAGAAAGAAGTATTGATTCTCTTAGATCAGAAGTAGACTCAGTGATAGATCAATTACTAGATGTAATAAAAGATCTAGAAAATGAAATTGATGATTTAACTGATGAAGTTAGTGTCTTAAAACAACAATTATAATCATGAGTGTAGAAGAATTAATCAAAGAGATTCAGAATAACACTGAATGGCTATCTACCACTGAAGAAGATGAAGTGGAATGTATAGGGATAGAAAATTTAGAAAGCTTATTAACAACATTTTTTAATAAACGTATATTAATTTCACAAGAACATGGATAACAAGAAAACTTATGTTACAGCAAAGCAAACATTAATTAGTGCAACTGTACCACAACAAACTAAGACTTACAAACCAGTAAGTCATGAACAACTAATGGACCTAACGTTGAATTCCATACATGGTGCAGGATTTGAATTAGACAAAGAGGTTTACACTTCTTCATCTAATGGTCAAATTGCAAATGGTAGATTCACGATTAGTAATGTAAATGATAGAGATATGCAATTACAAATTGGTTGGCAGAATAGCTACAATAAAACGCTTACATTAAAGTTTGCTATTGGAGCTCGTATATTTATTTGTCAGAATGGTTGTGTTAGTGGTGATTATGGTGCCTTCAAGAAGAAGCATGTTGGTCAAGTGCAAACATTTACACCAGCTGCAATCACTGATTATATTAAATCAGCAGGTGATGCTTTTGAAAGAATGCAAAGGGAACGTGATGCAATGAAAGATATTCAAATTACTAATACTAGAAAAGCAGAACTTATTGGTAAGATGTTAATTGAAGATGAGTTGATTAATACAAATCAATTAACTACTATTAAGAAAGAGCTTACATTACCAACACACGATTATGGTGCTAAAGATTCATTATGGGAACTGTATCAATACACAACCTATTCTATGAAAGAAGTTAATCCTAGATTTTGGATGGACGATCACATTAAAGCACATAGTTTCTTTGTTAATGAAGCAGGCATTCTTGTACAACCACAAGCACAGTTTGAATTTAATAGTCCAGGTAATAGAAAACAATTAGACTTATTTGAATTAGTATGAACGAATTAGTACAATGGGCAAGAGGATTAAAAAATCAACACCCAGATAAGTTTGATGAGATATGGGACTTTGTATCGCTATGTCAAGATGAGATAGAAGAAGGTGGTTCTCCTGCTCATGAAATACAATTATGTAAAGAATCAATTAGACAACTAATAGAAGAAGTATGAAACTACAAGAGTATTTAGACAACCTTATAACTATGATTAAAGATAATCCTAAGATTGCTGAGTTCGAAGTGATATATTCACATGATGATGAAGGTAATGAATTCCAGAAAGTTGGAATGCCACCATCATTAATGAGAATAGATGATCTTAGTCAGGATAGGAACTTAGATCCATGGTTTGATGGAGATTATAATGCAATTTGTATAAATTAAAAATTATGGATTTCGAAAAATTTAAAGAACACTTTCACGAGAGCTGGCATGCTAAAATTAAGCCATTTATTGAGAGTAATGAGTGCAATGACATCTATAAATATTTAAAATCAGAAAGTCAGAGGGGCAAGAAAATTGCTCCTCTTTCTCAACATGTTTACAGATGTTTCTTTGAAACTCCTCTCACTGATGTTAAGTTAGTAATATTGGGTATGTGTCCCTATCATACATTTAAAAATTATGAACCAATAGCTGATGGGTTACTAATGGGTTGTTCTATAACAAAACATAAACAGCCTACATTAGATCAATTCTATGACGCTATAGAACGTGAGCTTTATAATGGTGTATGTTTAGGAGCAGCCAAGCCTGCAGATGTTAGACATTTGACAGCACAAGGTGTTCTCATGATGAATGCAGCCCTTACAACAGAAATGAATAAAGCAGGAAGCCATTTGGAAATTTGGGAACCTTTCACATCTTATGTCTTCAAAGAAATAATTAGTACACTAGGTGTGCCAGTTATTTATCTAGGTAAAGAAGCAGCTAAGTTTGAAAGATATGCAGCACCATTCACTTGGCATTTTCCTATTAGTCATCCAGCATCAGCTTCTTATAGAAATGGAGATTGGGATTCTGAAGGAGCATTCAAGGCAGTGAGCAATATTCTTAAACAAAACAATGATTATGAAATTGATTGGTTGGACACATGTCCTTTTTAAAAATTAAATTATGGAATTAGTAAAAATAGAAGATTTAGAAGCAGGAGATGAAATTGTCATCTCTTGCCAATCGTATTTTAAATACTTAAGAGTGTTGGTAAAGCCAAGATTAAGTGGTAAAAAACATTATCATACAGGTAGACCCTTATATAAATCTGTAAAGTGTTCAACAATTAGAATTAATAAAACTCAAACTTATGTACATAATGGTCATACACATAGTTATGATCGTAAGGAATGGGGATTTGGTCCAGATGATCACAACTTCACACAATACATAGATTTAGATTACAGACAAGTATTATTAGCAAAGAAAAATTAAACTTAGAAATTATGATTTTAGAAAAACAAACAGAAGCGACAGTATTACAAGAAGGAGTTAGCCAAGATTCAATTGGCATGTCATTAGACTTAGATTCTGCACAGATTTTGATGCAGATGTTAAGTAAGAATCTATATTCAGATTCAATAGGCTCTACTATCAGAGAGTGCGCATCTAATGCACTAGATAGTCACAGAAGAGCTGGTGTTGACAAACCCATCATTGTATCATTTAAAGAAAACAGTACATACAACTATGAGTTTTGTGTAGAAGATTTTGGTATTGGTTTAGATGCTGATGATGTGCGTAACATTATTAGTAAGTATGGTAAATCTACAAAGCGTAATAGCAATACAGAGTTAGGTATGATGGGCTTAGGTTTTAAGGCTCCATTAGCATATAGCTCTAGTTTCTATTTTACATGTAGAAAAGATGGTGTTGAACGTAAGTATATGATGTATGAAGGAGAAGATACTAATACTATCGATCTTCTTTATGAAACACCAACAACAGAGGATAATGGTGTAAAAATTATCATACCAGTAAATTTTAGTGATCGTAATATATTCATTGAGAAGATTCAGGAACAACTTGCATATTTTGAAAGTGTTTACTTTGATGTATCAACTGATATTATTACTAATAATTTTAAAATCTATAGAAATACTGACTATCAATTTTCTGATCTTGTTACTACTCAATACATGCACATCTCTTTGGATAATGTTTATTATCCTATTGATTTTGATAAGTTGAAAATAGCAGCAATTAGATTTCCTGTAGCTCTTAGATTTTCTTTAAGTGATGGATTGTTTCCAACTCCTAACAGAGAATCAATTAGATATACTAAAGAAGCTATTGACATCATCTTATCAAAAATTAAAACTGTAGCTGATTTATTTGTAAATAAATACAATAACATAAACTCACAAACTGATGATATTTATGATGTTATAGAATTTTACAACAATTCAACTAGAAATGTAGATATAACTAATGATGGAGTTATTCATTCAATTAAAACATTAATTGATCATAGTAGCATCCAACCAACTACACCTACATTCAAAGATGTTAAGTTATTAAACTTTAAGAAGATTTGTGAGAATAGAGAAAATTGGTTAAGAGACTATAAGGTGAATGTTAAATTTCATAAAGGGAAAACTAATACGATGAAAGATAGATATTGCTATGAGTTTCAGATTAAGAATTTAAGAAGCTCAAAATGTTATATCTATACTGAAAAACTTACTGGTCTTATGAAAGATTATATTAAATTTATTAGTAATTCTACTGTACCAACTCTTCTTATTAAGAAAGATAGATCTATGAGATTAGGTTCTCCTTGGACAACTACTCTATTTAGTTATGATACATACACTAGTCAATTAGAACTTTCTCACTATCCTAAAAATGAATGGAGACAAAGAATTACAGAATTTCAGTCTGTAATTAACTCTATAACTGATAGATTTATTAATGTTGACACAATTACTATTCCTCAATCATTTATTGATAGTAGAAAAAAATTAAGAGTTAGCTCTAATGGTTCAACTTATGTTGGTAGAGCTCCTAAACTTAAAGGAGAAATCATTGGTAAGCAAGCCACTCAACTACTAAGATATATGAATGGTAGGAATTGTAAATGGGAACCAACAACTTATTCTTTAGAAAATATTCATAAAACTCCAGGGCTATGTGTTTATGGTGGAGTAAATGATGTTGATCAAATGGATAAACTTTTTGGTGCAACTGATTCAAAAAGAATTAGGTTTGTACAGTTTTCAGATAGAGAGTTAGTTAATTTAAAGAAAGTAAATGTCCATAATTGGATGTCATTAGAAAAGTTTATGAAAGGTGATAATAAGTTATTTAAACAAGTGGTAACATCAAGGTTAATACATGAGTTAAAAACTCTTAATAGAGATGTATTTGAGAAACGTATTATGATGGATAAGGTGTCATCTGATTTATATAATAAAATTGAAAAATTAGATGTATATAGAAGAACACATCATCAAGATGCCTCACATGCTTTATACGAAGCAATGCTTGAAATAGCAGAAGCTAATAACTTATATGATGTTGAAATGTATACTATCTACTTAGAAGTGAAAACTATATTAGATAGATTACCATTCTTACAAACATTATTTAACAAGATTAATAATTATGCTTATAGTGGAGATACAAAAATGATAAGTGTTATTGTTGATCTTTGTAAGTATTACGAGCAGAGAGTTAACCTATCTAATTACAAACTATCTCTTAATGAAGATCTTCCATTAGAGAATGAATTAACAGAAGACACAGTTGAAGAGTTATTAACTCAAGACTAAAAACAATCAGGAGGGGCTAGGTGGCTCCTCCTTTATTAAATTAATCAACAAAATAAAAAACAAAAGAAAACATGGGACAATTTAGTTTAAACTGGTTTAAATCAGCAAAAGAAAAAGAATTAGAAGAGTTAAAAGTTCAGGAACAAAAACTTATAAACCTAAACTTGTTGCAAGACATGGCTATAAAGCTTGAGAAAGCAGGTGAGTTACCAGAAGAAATGGAAATGGGAATTAAAATTATTCCTAAACCATATCTAAATGTAAAATTAGTTAATGATGTATTAACTGTTATACTAACTGATGGATCAATTCTTAGCAAGCCAAATGCTACAGTGACAGACTTTCAAAAAGTAAGAGGTGCCATTAATGAATCTGAAATATTCAGTGTTATTAGTACTCCTGAAGTAGTAAAAGAAAAAGCTAGAAAGGATGAAGAAAAAAATAAGCTTGCATTTCTTATAGAAGGAATTGATAAACTTGCTACTATTAGTGATTTTGAAGTGAGAGATGATTCTGTATATCTTGCTGGTATCAACAGAACTCTACCAGAATTATTAGTTGAGAAATTCTTAGATATCATTGATAGAAATGAATATTATGGAGGATTTTCTAAAGAACCATTAGTTGATAGACTTAATGTAGATGAAGAGTATGTAGCATTGAAGAGATTCTTTATGTGGTGCTGCTTGAATCCAAGAGCTGAAGTAGCTCATGAGTTATATCGTTTCTTAACAGAGAATAGCTTTAGAATTACTAAACAAGGATTCTTTGTTGCTCTTCGTAATGTTGTTACAGTAAATCATGGTGGTGCTGAACTTGTAGACTTTGTAAGTAATAGTTACACTAAGGTGAAAGCTGTATGGAAGAAATCTCCAGACAACTATCATGTGTTCTTAGAAAATGGTGAATACAAACTTGTACATACAGATCATTTAACCAGAACTGAAGTTCATACAACTACAGAATGTTATCATTGTGAAGGTGAAGGTGAGATTTGGAACGATTATGATGAATATGAAGAAGATTATGGTGATGAATCAGAACATTGTATTGAATGTGATGGAACAGGAAAAGTGGAAAAACGTCAATATATACGAACCATCCGTGTAAATCATGGTAAAGACCTTGGTACATTAACAGCATTATATCTTGATCTTCCAAATATGGCTGAGAATAGATATACAGATGATTGGACCAAGACATTTGATATTCGTGTTGGTAAACTTGTTAATATGCCACAAGATGAATGTAACTGGTCTACACAAGATTGTGCTGCTGCTGGTTTACACTTCACTGCTGATGAGATTAACTATGTAGGATGTGGTGATCAAGCTATGCTTGTTATTATCAATCCTATGAAAGTGGTTGGTATTGGTGAGAAGAAAGGTAGATGTTATGAATATCTTCCTATCATGACTGTTAATCGTGATGAGGTTACACAGTTATTACATGATGGAGATTTTGATACATTAGAGATTGACGATGCTTACGCTATTCGTGAATTAGCAGATCTTGAAACTAATGCAACTCTTGGATTTTCTATAGAGAGTTCTAAGTATCAGTTTAATCTGCCTGCAATATCAAGTGTTGAAATAGAAACAATCACTCGTTCATTGCAAGATATGAAGAATGAGCTGTCTGACCGTATCACAATTATAGATTAGTTTATTTCGTCCCAGAGATTTATTATCTTTGGGACGAATTAATTATATAATTATGGTAGTAAAAAAGAAACCAGTAGTAAAGAAATCTAGAGTTGTTAAAAATAGA